ACCTCTTCCGTGTAGCCGTCGTTGAGCGTCAAACCTGAGGCTGCGCCGCCCGTGGCACTGACCTTGCCATCAACCTCCGACTTCTTCGCCAACGCGACCGATGCACCCACCTCCGTGCCCAGGTCGATGCGGTCCTCGTCGGTGACGTGGTACAACTCGCCCTGCTTCAGTCCACTGGCCGCAGAGGCAGAAGTAAGTTGTGCTCGTGTGCCTCGCTTGATCTTTAGAGATGGCATGGGCTACGCCTTAGAACGTACCGCAGTCGATGTCGCCCACAGCCAGGGTCACAAACCCATTGCCTGCGTCCTTCGTCCAGGCCAGACTGGAGTTCAGGCGTACGACACCATCCGTTCCATCTGTACCCCAAATATAACCAGATGTCCCACCAGCCGCTACAGCGACTTTTTCGTCAGCAGTGCCTTCAGGGATGTTCAGAGCAGCCTTAAAGGCATTGAAGGTGATTTTCTTTTCCTTCTGACCTGTTCCATCGGCGTCGTGCACCAAAAGCAGGTCAGCAGCACCGTTGATGCTGGCAAGTGTGGTCAGATCGTCGATGGCAGGCACCACGGCCAGCTTGGTCGCGGCGTCGGTGGCAATGTGCAACGTGCCCCGGTCGGTTGTGACCAGTGGCTCGCCTGCAAGCATGCCGGACGTGGGAAGTGCAGCCGTCAGGCCGCGTTTGAGTTGGATACGTGCCATGGTGGTCACTCCTTAGAAAAACGTGCCACCGTCAATGGTGGAAAGGCCCAGATTCGTCCGGGCGGTCTGCTTTGCCGGCTCGTTGTCGGCAATCTCATGGAAGCGGTTGGCAACCTGGAAAAACAGGTCGGCCTGAGACGCATCACCAGGCGGGCCAGGGATACCCTGCGGCCCTGCTGATACGACCTCTACAACCTGCGTTCCAATCTCCTGCACCACGACAACGGTGTCATGTTCAACGACCACAAGATCAGCCACGGGTCACCTCCGGGGATGTGGTTATGGTCCCCTGCACCAGCCGTGTCACTGTTCCTCCGGCCAGCTCAATCTCAAGGTCGTACTTCGCCTTGCGCCAAGCCAGTGTAGCGCTCTCTGAGGCGCTGAGCACCAGTGAGGTGGTGCCGCTCTCTGCGTGAATCTGTAGCTTGTTGTTCTCCGTGGTCGCGTCGAGAAGAATCTCGTTCGATGCGACACTGGGGCGGGCTTGCATGCGGGCCTTGGCCCCTCTAAGGTCGATTGGCACGCCGGCGCTGTCTTTCCACACGAAAGACTTGATGACCGTCGCGCCCAGCTCAATCTCGAAGTCGTACTGTGCTGCGGCCATGGTTTACCCCTGCACCATGGCCGTGCGGTTGGGGTTGCCGGTTGGGTTAGGTGCCACGGCCACCGTGGCCTTGACTTCCACGCCCAGTGCGTTGGCAAAGGCTCCGTAATGGGCCTGTGCACGGGCGGCGTTGCCCGCGTACTCACTGTCTTTGGTGTAGGCCCGGTACAGCACGTAGTCCTGCACAGCGTTGCCGTAGATGTCCGGCAGGCCCAGGCTCCCTGTCACTGCGGTGTATAGCGCGCCCTCGGACGGTTCCGCAATGTCGGCGGGCATGGCGGCATAGATCAGATCGACAGCCGCCCCCGTGGCCGCGGCGGGCGGGTAAACGTAGAACACGCGTGGTTCGCGCGGGTCGTACATGTAGTGCAGGATTTCAGTGACACCGGTCTGGGCGTGCCAGCCAGGCAACTGAGCGTCCAGAATTTCCCGATTGACCATGCGCACGGCGCGTTTGGTGCCGGCGCTGTTGCGCACCACTTCGACCAGCTTGGTTCCGCCCACAGGGAGGTTCTGTCGCGAGCCAGTCACCAGTGGGACAGAGGCATTGGTCACGGCCGCATCGGGGCGGTACAGGATGACCTCGCGCTGCGCGTCGTTGAGGTATCGCACCAGCTCGCTGACGGGCCAGCGGACAGATGTGGTGTCCTGCAGCGTGTCAATAACGCGGCGTAGGATGGATTGTGCGGATATCGACATGGTGTTCCGTTAGGCTAGTGGGTGGTTACGAACACGCAGCGTCGCCGCCGTGCTCCCGCGTCGGGACTCTATGCGCGCTCGGTTGACAGCTCGCCAAAATTGGCTGTCTGCGTACATCGCTTGGCCAGCGTCGCTGAACGGCTGCCCAGGCATGGCGGTGAGCCGTGCTATGGCTCCGAACACGACCCCTTCTGACCACTTGTTGAGAAGTGCGTCGTCCAGTCGCCGCGCTGTGATCTTGGGGCGCGTTGCTATGCGCAGTTTGAGCTTATCCGTGGTTGCTGTGTCCGGTGTCGGCACCAGAGTCACCGTATTCATGTCGCTCACACAGATGGCCGAGGGCGACCCAGCTCGATCCGGGTGGTTTCCAGTGGCAAGTGGGCTCAGTGGTCTGTCACCAAACCAGGCCGCCATCACGCGAGTGACCTCCTGCTCAAAGTCGATGTCCGTATCGTAGGTGGCTTTCCCCGCAACAATGGTTATCGGGTTGGTGTCCGTGCAAACGGCGTTGGTTTCTTCGCAGAATGCGATGGCCGAGCGGACAAGCTCCTGCTGCGCCATGGGCAGCGAGCAGCCGGGCACCCAAGGGAGCAGTCGCGGCATGAATTTGTCCAGAGATTGCATTTGCAGGTTGCCCAAAAGAAACCCCGGCGCTGGGGCCGGGGTCATTCTATAACACTAACACGTTAGTGTCTATGGTCTATCAGGCGACGATGGCCACGGTCATGGCCTCGGGCTTGACCACCTTGAACCCGAACACGTTCAGCGACCGGATGTAGTCACCGAAGTCGTTGGGGTTGCGGATCGTCTCCATCTTGGTGATCTGCGAGGCGAAGGTCATAGCCGACTTGTGCCCGGCGATGATCACGCGACGCTTCAGGTTGCTGGCGGACGTTACGGAGTTCTCCGAGCCGTCACCCGACAGCCATGGCGTAGCGGTGCCAGCCACCGCGCGAGGCATGTGGTTGGTCACATACGACTTGAAGCGGTCGATCGTGCCGATCATGCCGTTGCGCACGGGGCTCGAACCATCACCGGTGATGTCCACCTTGGCCAGATCGCTCTGGAACAGCAGCGAACGGGTGAACGGATCAAGCGCCAGCCAGCGATCCGACTCGGGGATGTTCTGCTCATCCAGCACGGAGGCCATCTGCAGGATCAGGGCCAGCACGTTGTCCTTCGTCAGGGCCACTGGTGCCAGGTCGGTGCCCAGGTTGTAGCTACCAGACTTCACACCGGCCGTTGCGCCCTTGTTGGCCGCGGCTGCGCCCGAGAAGGTGTTGTACCAGCACATCGAGTCCACCGTGGTACGCATCTGCTCTGCGGCGTTCTCGGAGAACGTGTCGATCAGGTTTGGCTGCGACTGGAACGCGAGCACATCGTTCACCTGGAAGGCGAAATACTTGCCCTTGTCGATCACCAGTTCCTGCGTGCTCGGGGTGGGTGCCTGGTACGACAGGTTGGTGCCGGCCGTGTAGTTAGACACGGTGATGTCAGGCGCGGTGTTGATGATGACCTTGTCGCCCATGTTGGAGACTTCACCTTCCCAGCTCGTGTTGGACACGTCTGCGAAAGTGGAGGCGGCATAGAACTTGGCATTCATCTTGGCCGACCAGACGGCGGGGATGAACGTGCCCGAATAGGCCGGGTTTGTGTTGAACGGCGCCGCTACGGGGAACGTCGCTGCTGGGGTAATCGTGGACATTTCAGTTTTCCTTTATGGGAAGCGCGGCGTCAGGCAATTCGCCCTTCTGCCAGCGCACTATTGATGCGGGCCTCGATGGCCGCCGCCTCCTGCTCACGTCCTCGGTACTTGCCACGCTCAACGTCTCTGTAGAACCCTTGCACGTCAGCTACACGAAAAATCATCGGCTGGCTCCCCTGGACGGGGGCGGAAGCGACAGTACTCGGGGCAATCTGTCGTTCCAACTCAGACGCCGTGTTACGCACGGGTGCCGCTACCTGGGTGGGCGCGACTGGGGCGGACATGGCCTTGAAAGCCTTGAACACCTTGGCCACACGAACCACGTCGAGCGCTTCTGCCGCGCTGGTCAGGGCACTCTGGCGGGGCACTCCGTACACCTCGTCGATCTCTGCCAGCCAATCCAGGAAATCCTGGTTGCCGTTGATCTCGACGTAGTCGGGAACAGCCTCTTTCAACCGGGCGAGGAACACGTCCTCTGCGGTCTGCGCCACAGCCTTCGTGGTTCCGGTGAGCTTCTGTTCAACCGCAGCAAGGCGGTCGTCAATCTGCTTGGCTGCGGCTCCGAACATGCTCTCGGCTACGCGCTGCACCATTTCCACGAGGTCCTGACCGAACACATCTGCGTACTTCGGGTCTGGGCTTGCGGGGGACACAGGGGCCTCCTTTTGCGCAGTGAGCTGTGCAGCGAGTTGCTCGTTCTGCTGCTCAATAGCGCGAAGTCGGGACTTCATGTCCTCCATATTCCGGTTGTGCATCCCCTGCAGCGTCTTGTAGCGGGCCTCCCACTTTTCCTCGGGATCACCTTGCGGTGCCGGGGTGGGTGCCGGTGCTTGCGCTACAGGGGGCTCAACTGGTTCAACGGGCGCAGGGGTCGGCTCGACTGGGGCAACGTTCACTGGCTCCGCTTGTGCCGTGTTGGCAGCGGAGAGGATTGCGTCAGCCTGTTCGAGTTGTGCCTGAATCCGTTTTGGTAACTTGCTCATTTGTGGTTCCTGGGCTCGGTGGCCTGTCAGGTGGATGAACCCGCTTATTTGCGGGAGGAACTTGTCGCTGCATCAAGGTTCTCGATCAGGGTTTGCAGACACTGCGCATACCCCTGGGTACGTCGCAGCTGCTCCACGTCGTTCATCTTGACCAGCACATCGTGCTTTGTCGCCAGCTCGGAAACCAGCCATTCGCGCAGCCGAGGGTTGCCTCGGGCCACGGATTCAAACAGCTGCATGTCTTTGTTAGCGAGCACTCACTTACCTATTTGCGTGTAGCGTACACTGTCTAACACGTTAGTGTCAAGCCCCAAAATTGTCAACGACTGGCGAGCCGTCTGACAATTCGGCCGACGCCGTTGGTGTTCCGTTCGTTGCTTGACCTGTCTGAACCTGCTGAGCCTGCATAATGGCGGCGGCGCGCAATCGAATCTCACTCGTCGATGGCACAACACTCTCGCTGTCCAGCTCCAGGGTCTTGGTTGTAGCGCGCAGCAGCGATGCGATGCCCTCGGGCCCAATCATTTCCTGCACCACTGGGCTCTGCAGGGCCATGGCCAGGAACTCGTTGCGACGAATCTGGGCGGCGTCCTTGGTCACCAGCGACAGCGCGCCGCGCGCAACCACCTGCAGGTCACCCTTGATGTCCTGGTCCGCGTCGTAGCGCATGAGGAACTCGTAACCTCGTCCGATGGCCGGTCCTATCACATTCAGGTCAATGCCCGACACCGTGCTCTTGATCGTCTTGCCGGCGTTACCAACCATCATGGACATACCCGACGCTGTGCGGCCCGCTCCGCCAATGTTCCCGTCACCCGTCATGTAGCGCGGGATGCCGGTGTACTCGTCGGCCAGGGTGCTGAACTTCTCGAACACCGCCATCAGCTCGGCCGCGTTGCTGTTCGGCTGGAAAAATCCCATGGGAGCAGAGCTCGATCCCATTGGGTCGCTGGTTGTCTGGGTGATCTTCCACGGGAACAGCGCCTGGATGTCCTCGCCCGCTGGCAGTCGGTCCACATTGATCCACACCTGGGGGCCGGACGAGATGCCCATGTTGTTCGACAGTGCCCTCGCTGCTGCGTTGCACATGTCCTGGCAGTCGGCCATCGTGTCGTACAGGGACAGGCCAAACACAGAACCTGGCACGCGCTTGAAGCTGTGCGCGAAATACGGCCGGCGCGCCAGCGGATCGGCGTTGATGGCGGCCTTGATGACCCATGTGCCAATCAACCAGGCCTCGATCTGGTACACAGCGGCGTCGTCAGGCACCTGGTCAGCCTGCAGCCCCCATTCTCGCAGCTGCTTGCCGGTGGCCGATCCCCAATACTGCAGGGCGTCGATCAGGTCGGAAGAACTGTCGAACAACGTGGTGTTGTGACCCTCGGCCGCTGCGCGCTCACTGTCCGACGCGAGCCACTGGCGCAGGCCACCGATCCCGTAGTTGTCGATGACCTGGCGTATCGCATCCTCGCTGTAACCCTCCACCCCGATCATCTCGTTGAGCGACTGCACCGACAGGCGGTGGCGCTCGATCAAAAACGCATCGTTGACGCTGCGTGCCCACGGGGCAGGGTAGATGTCCATGGCGTCCACGCGCTCCCAATGGGGTTGCGCTGACACGCTCACCTGGGGAGCATAGTTTCCGTCCGCTCCCTGCTCCCAGCTCAGTTTCCCGCGCCGGCGCACCACGGGTCCTTTCAGAAACGCCGTCTGATACACGCACAGATCATCCAGGAACTGATCCAGCGCCTCGACGAACCCACCCTCGGCCAACATGTCGTCGAGCTTGCGCTCTGCCCGCGCGCAGCGCACCTTCGCCTCC